TCGAACCCATCAGGCAATACATCAAACATATTCTTAACAAATTGCTCATGTCTCGCGTCATTAGTAATTATTTTAAATCTGATATTACATGTTTCAAGATATAATGGTTTTCTATAAATATGTTCTGATATTAGCCTAGGCATCATCAAATCTGCAAATTGAAGAAAATCTTCCATTTCTCCAACTTTATAATACTTTGGTCGAGTCTTGTCTAAACACTTTGTTTTTTCTCCAAAAAAGTATTTATTTTCTGGGCTTCGTCCTGTTGGACTTGTTGTAATATTAATATTTGTCATCCAAAGAAATCCTCTAACGTTGCTCTATCTTCAACCGACCAACCAACAGCGTCAAGAATTGGTGTGAGTGGTTCAATAAAAGTTTTATCAAATTGCATATCATAGTTTATATATTTATGAAGATTAAGCTCGGGTGGTAAGTATTCTGGAAAGGATATGACATTTTCTTTAATAGGATTAGGCATCTTAAGATAAGTGAATTTAATCTTTTCGCCATTTTGTATCATATCATATTTTTTATTAAGAGCTTTGTCTTTAATTTCGTGATTATATAAAAGAGAACCACGAACATGAATTGGTGTACCCTTTTTATAAATTAAATTTCTATCTTGCCATTTAGTAACTTCTGACACTCCACGAGGAAATGATACTTTTTCGGGAGATAATGATTTAAATTCTTGTCTGAAGTTATCTATAAACTTACGAGTTTTAATTTCAGATCCAGTAACAATTATTTTAAATGCTTCTTTAAATTTATCACGAACTACTTCAGGAGTACTGGATTTAATAGCTTCAATACCCATAATTTTAAGTTTTGGTTCAGCATATTGTACACCCTCGTTATTATGTACATTGAGAATATATCTTTTCTTCGCTGTCCATATACCACGATCAGCTATAACTTCCCTGCCCATTTCCATACGAGGAGTGTAAGCATTTAATCTATGAAATAATTCATCATATGACTTAGCAATTATAGGTTCGAAGTGTGTCTTACATATTTTGTCCAATGCTTTAACAGGGTCTTTTGGCGCCAGTTGAGCAATAAGAGGACCAAAATTAATATAGACTGAGTCAGTGTCAATAGCAATAACATAATCTTTTCCTTTAGTTTTAAGTATTTTATTCATTTCAATATTGATAGCTCTTTCAGCCCACTTTATTGAAAGTTGACCAGTAAGAGTTACACTTTCGGCAAGAGCATTATCAAAATATTTAAAATACTTATTTGCCATTGCGCCATACAAAGAATTAAGTAAAATCTTAATAGACATTTGATTATTTTCTAGCTGATTAATTTCTGACTCAAGAGCTACATTTTTTGTTTGCTCATACTCTTGTTTTACCTTAAGCATTTTTTGTTTAATTACGCTACGTTCAGCATAATATTCAACAATTAGTTCAGGAATAATACCTTGCTTATTTTTACTAAATGGGACACCACTTGCACATATAGAATACTCATTAGAAGCAGCCTCACCTGCAGTAAAATAATGATCAACGCCTTGAGGATATTGACCAAATGATTTATCTTTTACAAGAGTTTCAGGTGATATATTAGATTGAACAATTATGTTTGGATATAGAGAATTTAAATCAAATGATACGACCCAATCATGTGAACCAACATGTGGATCTTTAACATAACCTCCAGCAATTGCGTGAGATTTTTGTGGTTCACGGGTACGATCTAAATTACCAGCTGGGTTTTTCTTTGAAGTTTCAGTAGCTCCATGAACAGCATACATACATGGTTTAATCTGTTCAATTGGTGATATTATATTATTTTTAAGAAGTCTTCGATAAATGATTGATTCCCATATTGAAGTTGTACCCATTGTATCACCAAGATTAACACCACCTTTATATGCCATAGTCAATCCAAGATTAATAAGACCCATTTTTTGATCAATACGGTCTACAAGTTGAACATCTTTAATATTATAGTCAATAAACTTTTGATGGTCAGCTTTATATAGACTATGAAGATTACCATGTTCTTCATAAGATAATTTTTTTTCATTGAGAACTGTATAAGCAATATGGTCAAGCTTATAAGATTCTTGAGCGCCATATGAATAACCAAACTTTTTGAATAATTCAATATAGTCTGCGGTTTGAATACCAACTAATTCATAACTATATTGAGTGCGGCCCATCTTAGTTATTTGTCTATCATTAACCAGCTTCCATGGAGAAAGTTTATTGGCTGCTTCTTCAGTACCAATATTTTTGATACGATTTACAAGATAAGGAATATCAAAGAAACGAATATGCCAACCTGTAATAACATCTGGATAATTGTTTACCCAATAATGTAAAAATGAAGCTAACATAGCTTTTTCAGTATCAAATTTATGATACTTGATTAGATCACCATTCATTTCTAATTCTGTTTTTGCTGGATCATAATCGTTTAATCCCCAAACTTCATAGATGGAAGATTTACTAGATTTAAGAGCAATTGATATAATAGGATATGCAGCTTCTTCTGGAACAGGAAATCCATCGTCTGATGCAACTTCAATATCAAAATTAACTATATTGATATGATTTTGATTAAATTTTATATCAGTTGGAAATTTATCTGTAATAAATTGTTGGATATAATTTCGGGTGCCATATACTTTAACGCCTTCCATTTCTTTATAAGTTTCAAGAAAATCTTTTGACTCACTCATTTTTTGAAATTTAATAGCATTTAAATAGCCGCCATCGAAAGAACGGAATTTTGTAGGTTCTTTCGATGGCAAATATTGTGTTGGACCAAATTTAATTCGGTCTTCTATTCGAGTACCGTTTTCAGTATAGCCTCTATATAAAATAGTATTACCATACCGATTAACTGATGTGTAAAAATTATTCAAAACATTCCTCCGTCATTGGAGTAATTATAACATAATATAGAAGTAATGTAAACCTTTAATCTTTCTTCGAGACAAAAGAATACATTTCTTTGGCCTTTGCCATCATGTCTTCAACTGAATACATTTTATACGCATCCTGTAATTCTACCATATTTTTTTGACCTTGATCATACATATCAGTTGCAAGTTGAATATTCATTTTATATTGTTGATCCATATAGTCTTTAGCCATTTGAAGCATTTCAGCTCTAATTTCAAAGGGGTTTTTCTGTGTCATGTGTGTGTTCCTTTAATTGTGTTCGCCGTTTTTCTGGCGACCGTTATATCCATCAATTCTAGTAAAAGCTTTAGGATTTCTTTTTGCGGTCTCAAAAGTGCCAACTGTAATTACAATAGCAGCAAGTAAGAGCGTGTGAGCAATTGCATTGATTCCCCAAAAAACAATACTACCAATATACATAGAGCATACTGATACCCACATCCAAGCAAGAATTTGCATAATAAGATGTCGGACTTGTAAATTAGGGATATTTTTTAATGGATTGATATTCGCATCCATTACGCTGTTCCAAGCATCATTAATATATTCTTTCATTATATTCTCCATAACTGTGTTATGATTAATAAAACCATCTTTTATTAATCATAACTGTGTAGTGTGTAATTGGGGCAGAAATGCCCCAATTTTTAATTTATTTTATACCAAAAATATTCTATTATTTGTCGGTATAATCGGTAATTCATTACCATAACGTATACAATCACCCCCAACCTCTGAGGTTATCATTCTCCCATACTTTCATTCGCCTTTCAAGATCGGCGTGAGATTTAGCTTTTGAGAAATATTCATCTCTCAATTCAATCTCAGTTTTAGGCTTAACAAATTTGAATAGTTTCATAAGTAATTCCATCATCTTTCTGCCTTTGGAAGATGATCTAAGTTTTCTAAACCCATGGTATTTCTATTCAATAAATCCCAAATTTGATCTACTGTCATATTTGGATATTCGCTTTTTAGCATAGGAGCAATTTTTCGGTTTGCTTCTACTTGTCTGGCTCTAATCATAGAATTCCACAAACGGTTGAGAGAATCGTTAATTAGATCCATTAATGAACTAATTGCTTTCGTTAAGTAGTTGTGACTTGTTAGTATATGTTGCATTTGAGTTTTCCTCGTTTTTTCCAATTGAAATTTTACGAGGACGCATTTCTTCTGGGATTTCATACTTCAGTTCTACAGCAAGTATGCCATCTTGAATATCTGCTCCGTTTACTTGAACGTGTTCAGACAATCGAAAAGTACGTTTAAACTTTTTGGTACTAATACCACGATGAATAAAATCTCTTCCTTTGCTTACATGTTCTCCAGTTATCATCAAAGTTCTATCTTTAACTTCTATTGATAATTCATCTTTTGAAAAACCAGCAACTGCGAGTTCAATAAGATACTCGTGCTCAGATGCTCTAATAATATTATGGGGCGGATAGTGATCTGCTGCGTGACGAACGGTATGTTCCATTTCATTAAACAGATGATCAAATCCTACAAAAGATGATCGCGGAAATAGTGTTTGTATGCCTGTCATTTTGGTGTTCTCCTCTTCCAAGCAAGAATGTTCTGGGACCAGACTATTCTGCATCCCTCCGTCTTTGGACAATTCCTATGAATTGCCTCTATAGTATATATAGTACTTTGTTTAAAAAAGTAAATAGCTTATATCAAAAAAAATTATTTTCGACCAATATTATACTTTGGACACAATTCCCATTGGTTTTTATCTTTAAAAGAAATTATTTTAATTTGTCTTAAAGGTGCAACTGGTAAAGCTTTTTGAATATTATCTATTGTAATCAAGCCCCAGTCAGAAATTAACGTAGCAATCGTATTTCGTCTAGCAATATCAGTCTCTTCAAGAGTAGATTTTTTACCATCAAGCAAAAATAATTCTTTGAAGTGTACAATGAAATATCGACCTTGTTTATGTAGTATATGACAAGATTGAAATAATTTCTTTTCTTTTCTAGATGCAACGCCAATGCGTGTAAGAGTTTCTCTAACTTTTAAAAAATCATCTGGATCGTTAAGAGTAATCTCCAACATAGATTCAGGAGACCAGTCTACTAAAGTAGCTTCTTCATTCATTTTTTCAACTCACTTTTAATATATTCTATTCACGATAATGTACTCATGATAGATATATTTATACTAATTAAATTTTTAGCGGGTTTTACCACCTTTACTAATTGATGAATGAATTTTTTCCAAATGTTCTTTTGTTATTAACGGTAGAACTTGATATGCTTTTGCTTTTGAATATCCATAATATTCTTTAATAGCATCAACATCTTTTGATTTATCTTCTTTAGTCCATTTAGAAAACCTTTTTCTTTTACGAACAATTTCAAGATAAAAGTCATACTGAAGCCGGCTATCAAGATTATGATTAAGATTCATCTCATTAGCCATTAAAACAGTATCATTAAAATAAGAAAGACTACGATTAATCATAAAAGCTGAATAAGCTTTTTCATCTAAATCATCATTCATGATATTAGTTTTAGTTGTATTGATGCTATTAAGATAGTCAAAAGGACTCATAGCGCTTGGGCCAATGCTTGAATTCTCATAACATCTACAGAAATATCATGTTTTGGATCATGATGAATAAATTTATCTGCTACATCAGCTGGCATAAATTTATTATTTAAAGAAGATCCCCAAGCCATACCATCGATAAGAGAACGAGTATCTCTTATTGTCCACCAAGGATATGGCGTAACTTGATCGGTATCTTTCATTAAAAAATCAAAAAAGATTGGGTCAAAGGTGTTGCCTCGAGTATAAACTTTTTTAAGATCATCTGGTCTATTTTCAACAAAGAAATCATATAATTCAGTAATAGATACATCATCAGTAGATGGTTTTAACTGATATTGAGCTTCTTTTGGTTGGTTTTTCCACCAATCAATAGTGCTTTGCTGAACAGATCGACCATATTCTTTTACTTGCTCATCTACCAAAAATTTAATCATATGACAATTTTTTAAAAGTTCTTCATATGAATATGGTTTATCAACAAAACGAGATTCGTCAAATGAGAGCATAGCAAATGAAATTACTACACCTTTAACTGGATCTTGTGATAAGGTTTCAAAGTCGTATACAACTGCATTATCCATTATTGGAACTCCACATTAGCCATTAGCTCTGTCATACATGCTACTACATTTAATTCATGATCAGCAACAAAAGCTTGTTTATATTGGTAGTCAGCAAGAATAAGAACTACTTGAGGAACCGATGCTGGTTTCATATGATTATACATACGATCATAAATCCCACGAAAGATAGATGACGCATCGGTATCAATATTATTAACAACCCAGCTTCGCATTTTCTTAAAGTCTTTTTCTTTGATATATTTCATGAGTATATCAATTTCAGTACCAGTAGAGCTAGAAGAACCACTGCTACTAAGTACACCATCCACAGATCGTCTTTGGAGTTCATTTAAAACCCTCCTCCAATCAGGAGCATGTTTCATAATAATATCAACTAGATCTTGATGTTCATATGTAACATTTTCTTGCTCAAGAATATTACGTGCTCTCTTATAGAATGATGTAGCAAGAACAGTCAGATCTTTCTTTGAAGTATTAAATTCATATACACCACAACGAGAATGAAGTGGTTCAATGATACGATTTTTAAAATTACAGGTTAAAATAAACCTACAATTATTAGAGAACTCTTCAATAAAAGCTCGAAGAGCTGGTTGAGTTGATTGGGCATTTAAATAATCAGCTTCATCAAGAATAACTACTTTATAGCCACCCTGTAAAGAAATTGATGAAGCAAATTGTTTAATTTTACCACGGAGAGTATCAATATTACCTTCTTCAGAACCATTGACTAAAATATAATCTAAGCCAAGAGAGTTACATAATGCTTTTGCAACAGTGGTCTTACCAAGACCAGCAGATCCCGTAAATAACATATTTGGGAGTTCACCGGTCTTGATAATTTGTTCAAATGTTGATTTTAGTTCAGAAGGTAGGATAGTTCGTTCAATAGTTTGTGGGCGATATTTTTCAACCCACAGAAATTCATTATCAAGATTCATTATATAGTCTATCCTTATAGATGGTTTATTCTTCTTCAGCTTCTTCTTGTTTAAATGATTCAACTACTTGTACTGCTTGAGCACATTGATCACGTAGTTGACCAATTGTGGAAAGCTCTTCACCTCGAAAACCACCACGCTGAGTAATAGTATCAATAATAGCAATAGAAGATCGAGAGATCTGATTCATTAGATCATAAGATTTTTTGTGGTCGGCCATAGTTTATTGTTCTCCATAAGTTGACGTTTTTTCAAGTGCAATCCAATAATTCATTGAATTTGCTGAGTTAGTAAATTTAGAAATTAGCTTTGACGAAACTTCGACAACATAATCTCCAGCTAAAACTTTAATATTAGAAATATTAAATACAAGTTTATATATACTCTCGTTAGTCTCAACTGGTACAGAAATAGAATAAGTATTTGCTGTTTTATTTTCTACAGTCGTTACAGTCAAACTTGCAAGACCGTCACCATCTGGCTCAATAACTAGTTCGTTATGACCGAGTGCAGCTGCAGCTCGTTTAATTCTACCTAGTGTAGTATTATCAAGTGTAAAGCTAATATCATGGGCTGGCATTTTTACGTCTTTAGTAACAGTAGTAAGCATATCAATATCAGCATATCGATATTTAATTTTAGATCTACCACTTGAATCAGCAATTGATACATATTCTTCATTGAATTCTAGTTGAGGTGAATCGACTAAGTTAAGTACACTAAGGAATTCGTTTAGATCATAGATACCAAAGCTTTTTGGAAAGTTTTCCACAACTTCAGCTTTTGCTAAGAGATTTTTAGCTTCTGCAATTGTCTGTAAGGTATAACCTTCATTGATAACAATATTAGAATTAATTGCTGAAAAATTCTTAAGAATTTGTAGAGTATTTTCAGTTAGTTCCATCATATATTCTCCATTTTAATATTAGTCTATTATATCATATTTTAGCAATAGTGTAAACAGTTATTTGACTTTACTAAAATTTTTATCTTTATAAAATTCAAGTTTTTCTTTGAATTTTCCATCAAGAATCTCTCCCTTATGAGAGATAACAAACACATTCGTATCATCATCAAGTGTATGTAGTATTTTCATTAGATTATCTACACCATCATGATCAAGAGAGCTATCAAATGTTTCATCAAGTATCAAAAGATTTGTTGCGACTGAGTTTTTCATTTTAGCAATTTGCCGCCAAGTAAAGAGAAGTGCTAAATCAATCCGTTGTTTTTCTCCTTCTGAAAATGAGTCATACGAAAAAGCATCTCTGTGCCGAGATCGTATTGTTTCTTGAAAACTGCCATCTAGATTAAAATGAACAAAGAAATCTAATACCTGTAAATATTGATTAACAAGTTTATTGATAACAGGTATATATTGTTTAATAACTTTTGTTTTGATTCCAGTGTCTTTAAGCATTTCACTCATAACACTATTGTAAGAATATTGCTCATTTAATTCGTATCTTGATTCCATATATCCTTCAATTTTAGTACGCATATCAAGTAAATCAGAATTAGCAGTAGAAAGATCACCTTCTCTTGAAGTTAATCTAGCAATACCAGCATTGTAGCCAGTAATCTGATCTTGATATATCTCAATGTTCTTATTATTAGAATGAACATCGGATTGTTTTTTTCTTATTTCTTCGTGTGCTTTTGTCCACTTATCTAAATTCTCTGTTATCTCTTCGGCTTGTTCCTGTAATGTATCCAACGTGTTCTTGAGAGCGATCGCTTCGGTTTTGAGACTATCAACCTTCCCCTGCTTAAAATTCGGTTCAATCGTCTGCGTACAGGTAGGACAGCTGTCATTCTCTTTGTAAAATTTCGAAGCGATGACGACGTTTTTAATGGAAGATGATGTTGTAGCCTTATCTGACAATACGATCTGTTTTTTATTATTGGCTGTACTAATTGCGTCTGCGCAGATTTCGGCGTTTTTTTGAATAAAAGTGCTAAGTTCGGAATTAGATAATTGTAATTTCGTGATGATCTCCTGTACTTCTTTAATTTTTTCTTCTTTATCATTTATCTCATCCGTATTAATTTGAGTTATATCTCTAATATATTTCTTTTGAGACTCTATTTTATTTTTTACAATGTCCAATTTATAATTTAATTCTTTAAGATTTTCTTTTAATATAGCATTTTTTTCTTTAATAAGAATATTCATTTTTGAGAATATATTGATATCAAGTAAATCTTCAATCACATCTCTTCGGTGTTGAGCTGGTAACTGCATGAATGGAATAAATGAACTACTACCAAGAACAACAATTTGATGAAATGATTTATGATTCAATTTAAGAAGATTTTGTTCAAGTATTTTTTGATATTCTTTAGAATGTGATGATTGATTTAATAATTCACCATTACGCCAAATTTCAAATATTCCAGGTTTAATTCCTCGTACAACTTTATATTCAAATTTACCAATTACAAAATTAACTTCAACAATACAATCTTTATTATTAATAGAGTTTACTAATTGAGGCTTATTAATATTACGATGAGGTTTTCCAAACAACGCAAAAGACAGCGCATCTAGCATAGTAGATTTACCAGACCCATTATGTCCAACAATTAATGTTGAAGATATTTTATTTAAGTTTATCTCTGTCCACTTATTACCAGTCGACAAAAAGTTTTTCCATCTAAGATTTTTAAATACTATCATACTACTTCAAGCGCCTGTGCTTCTGTTAAAAGTTTTCTCATATCAATCTTAATTCTATCTTTATCTAATTCTGTGTCAACAGATTCAACATAACTGTCTAACAATGTTGAAGTATCTTCAAGTGATATACCTTCATCTTCAACATTTTCTCCAATAAACTCTTCAAAGTTTTCAGCAATTTTTAGTTCATGTATCTTCTTATTCTGTATTCTATCAACAAATTTATCAAATGTAAATAGATCTTGTTTATTTTTTACAACTATTTTTACAAATTTATGATCTAAATGATCTAGTTTCATATCTAAATAATTATAATTCGAATCATCATATATAATTCGTTCATATAGAGTATGAGGATTACGAATAGCTTCAATGTTTCGAGTTTCAGTATCGATAACATGAAAATATTTGTTATCGTGTGCGTCATTCCAAAAGAATTCCATCTGTGATCCAAGATACATTACGTTATCTCGTTGTGATTTTGTATGGAAATGACCCGATAGTACTTTTTCAAATCGATTGAAAATATTATGATCCATACCATGTTGGTTAACAATACCAGCCATTAAATTAAAACCAGATAATTCTAAATGGCCGCCCAGCCAATCAGCCTTACAATTTTTAATAAAGTTCATCGACTCATCATGATTTTCTGGTGTAATCCAAGGTAACATTGCAAATTTAAATGAATCGTATTCCATTACTGTTGGCTTCATTACAATATGAATTTCGTTCATAAAGTGACCTAGTAATTCTTTTAATGAATTTAGATCGTTTGTATTTTTATAATAGGTATCATGATTGCCTGGCATAATATCCATAGCAATGCCAAGGTCTCTTAATCGATTAAGAAAATGTTTTCTATTCGAATTAAGAGCTTTAAAATTAACAAACTTGCGATGATCGTAATAATCACCTAAGTGAATTATTTGTTTAATATTATGTTCTTTGCAATATGGAAAGAATATTTTATCATAAAAGGTATTTGCATTATCTAAGAATATGTCTGAGCTATTTCTAATACCACAATGAGTATCATTCAAGACCGCTATTTTCATTTTTTAATGTTCCAATCAGCTTTTTCTTCAAGTACAAATTGTACTGCTTGATAGTAATCTTTGTCCTCGTCGTTCATATGTACAGCAAATAAACTAACTTTGGCCATTTGATTTAATAGATCAGTTTTGCCTTCTATCAAATGATCTTGTCCAGGTGACTCCATAATAGCTTGAATAGCATCCATATGAAGCTTAATTCTTTCTTGTATCTTACTCATTCTAAGAAATCCTGTAAGTCTGAGTCAACTATACGAGCTCTTTTCTTTGGTGGTTTATTAGCTTTAGCATAAGTTTTAAGTTCAGTATCATACTCTTTAACTTTATTAATTCTGTCCTTCAATGTATCAACAAAATGGGTAGCTACCTGTGTTGACTCTTCACTACCAGAAGAAGTGATAAACGCCTCAACTCCAGATTGCAACATATATTTTTCTTTGATCTCTTGTTGCTTCTTTTCTTTTGTGATTCTACGAAGAAAAGCAAACCAAATAATTTGCGTAAAATAAGCAAAAGCGTTAGGTTTGCCTGACCGAGTTTTAGCATCAATATTATAATTTTCAACGGCCTTTAGACAATTTTCAACTGCATCCATAACCATTTCTTCACGATAAGTATATCGTATAAAGTTAGATTTATGTGAAAGATTTTCAGCAATTTTTAAAAAAGATATAGCAATATCATCGGGAACAATTGGTAAAACATCGCTATTTTCTTTAGCTTCAGAAACAGTTTTTACATAGTTAACTACTGATAATGAAAATTCAGCATTATTTACATAATGTACGTTTTTATTTTTTTTAGGCATAATATTTGTATCTCCACAGAATATATTAATAATTATAAACTATTTTTTGCTGTTTGTACATAAATTTATTTTTTAAAATATTGAAAATAACTGTTTACATACCGCAAGAAATGTGGTATAATAAAGAGTATTCTTTAAAGGGAAGGTAGTATCTGCTAATGCATTCTATCTTTTGGTGCTTTTGCAAATGTTAAAGTCACAACATTTTTAAGTTCGCTGTCATCTTCATCAAGAATTTTTGCTAAAGTGTCCAAAGTATTTTCTTTTTCTTTAATTTCTTCATTCGACATTTCTATGATTTTCGATAGAGCAGATTCGTATTGCTTTAGTAATTCAATGTGTGGATTAGACAGTGCCATGCAATGATAAGCATTAATAGTAATTACTTCATCTTTTTGTTCAATGTATGTCATCCAAGGTTTAAGTACATATAATGTAGTAGTATATTCTTCTTCAATGCTTGTAGTTCTAAATTTATCGATTAGTAAACAATATCTTACAACTAAATCATCTTCGAGTTCTTCTAAAATTTCACAAATAATTTCATCGCCATTTACCATTTTAATCTGTTTAACGTTATCTACAATCATTACTCTAAACCTTTATTTTATATATTTTGAAATTAAATTGCTCTCTTTTATATATTTTGATTCTTTCTTCGGAATGTAACAGCGTATAGTTTTTCTTTGATTTGTGCTGTATGTCATCTGATATGTCATATAGTTTAGTAGTTACTCCATTGTCGCTTTTTCTGAGTCCTCTACCAATACTTTGGAGGACTTTAATTTGTGACTTTGATGGGCTCGCAAAAATGATGTTATGAAGATTACGTATGTTAATGCCTGTACTAAAAGTCCCGAGACTAGCCACGATAATCGCATCTTTTTGTTTCTCCGTTATTTTTCTTATAGCTTCTCTATCAGTAGCTTCAGTTGCACCACTAACAAAGAATACCTTTCTATTTATATCAGCTTTAGATTGTATCAGTTCATACAAAATCTTACCATGTTTTTCGACGAACTGAAATAAGACTAATGAATTACCTTTTTGATCGAGTGCCAGGTTTCTTATAAAATGATTACGTTTTTCATTTCCAATTATAAAATTTATTTCTTGTTGATATGTAGATCCGCTTATTAATTGTCTTACATCTTCGCCATGTTCCAATCTTAAAATAAAAATATCAAGAGCTGCTAATGTCTCTTTATCTTGTAATGCCTTAGTTGTAGTGACCTTCATTACTTTACCGAACAAACCTTCAAGAACTAACTTATGTGTTTGTGTTCCATCAAGCGTTCCTGTAGTACCAAAACGATATGCTGTTGTCTTAGCTTTATTCATAATATTGGACAGAGATTTTGATTTAAAACCGTGAACCTCATCACCAAATATAACACCAAATTGACTAAACCATGTCATGGGTAATTTATATATTGATTGCCATGTACTAATAAAAACGTTTTCAGATATATTCATTTTAGCTTGACCAGAAAAGATAGCATGGCAATCATCTTTTGAAAAGCTGTCATCTTCAGATGAATAATCATCAAAGTCTGATAACATTTGTTGAACAAGAGAAGTAGTTGGAACAATGACTAAAACCTTATCTTCATGGTTAGCCATATACCATCTCATCAAAACATATATTATAAGCGATTTACCTGAGCCTGTAGGAGATAATAAGATTGCTCGTTTCTTACGAATGCTTTCACATATAGCATTAAACTGATAATCTCTTACACCAATTGCTTTTCCTTTGCTATGAAGTTTAAGTGATTCTATAAAGCTCATAATATCTTTGACGTCAATTTTATTAAACGATTCAGGTGGACCAAACGGTCCGTCTTCATATTCTACTATATAGTCACGCTTTTCAGCAAATTCTCTTACATAAGATAATAAACCAACTGGCAACTCATAGCTTGCAGGATTAAATAACCTTACTTTACCATCCCACACCTTGTTACGAAATAAAGGCATATATTTGTAACCTGGAACAAAGAACGAAAAGAATTCGCTAAGCTCCATTGCTATACCATTATCGCATCCAATGAGTAACATTGCTTCATTTTTCTTCTGTAATAAAATTCTATCCACCAGCTTGAAACATCTTCCATTTTATAATATTACTAATTGTTTGGTGCCGCCATTTTAGAGTATCGACTATTTCAGTAAGAGTCTCTACAATAGTCTTAAAATACACCACCTTTTCTTCGCTCTGTTGTATATCTATATCAGAATCATAATAGCGATTCATGTCACCTTTCATGATTTTCATACCACGAAAAGGATCATATTCCCAGCCTTTTTCTTTTAATTCATCTTCAGTCAGTTTACCGTTATAATAAAGCCATTTTTCTTTCAGCAATATTTTCTGATTTAATTCTGTCTTTTTCAGTTTAAGTTTTGTGATAGACAGCATCTCAAGATATTTGGCATGAAACTTAGCTATTTGGATTGAGCTGGTATCTAAGTTATTTTCATCTAACTGACAGTCTTGCTGCCATTCTTCAAGTATATTTTCAAGTGTTAACAATTCAATTCTCCATAATATAAAGTATATATACGTTAAGTTATAATAAAATATTCAGTCCTAAATGATGCTTGGAATGTGACTTGACTTGGTTCGCCAACTGTAGCTGAGAAATTTAAACCACTTAAAGAAGTAGGAACACAATCTACATATTTAATTGTTCGAACAACATTGTTTGAGTTTGTCATTAACAAAACAGTAATATCAGCTTCATTTGTGTCAGTAGCTGATGGTATATCACGATATAAAGGATTATTTCCTGAAAGTCCTCTTCTGTCTTCTGTCTGCGATTTTGCCCAATTATACATTTCAATGTAAGAATTCATATTTTCATCTACTATAATTTCAAAACCTAATTCATCAATAGTTAAAGTGTCACCAGGTAGACCAACAGTAGCAATTCTTTTATACGCCATTGGAGCAGAAGTTACAGTAACACCTGGATGCTGAAAAGCTTGAGCAAAAAATTCTAAATTACCGAATTTTTTTCTATCGATTATTACTTTAAACTGTGTACTCTGTAGAAAATTGATATTAGTAGTTAGTGCTGCCATATTATAACTCCTTGAATTATTACTATTTATATTTTTTTTATATATAAATACATGTATAATATAATATCAAATTAAGTAATGGTGTAATTTTAATGGCTAGACGCATAACTGTAAACTTAAGTGACACTATTAACACTTGGAGAATAAAGACAAATGCTCTTAGTAGTTTGATAGGTGATTTAGACTTATTGTCTACTGAATTTACCAATCATGATTCTGATTTCGTAGAAGCTATAAATTGGGCATTTTATAATAGAAGACAATACACAGCAGGTCTTGGAATAAGCAAATCAACTAGCGGAGATTCTTCAGGCGCATTTACTGTTTTAGCTGGAAACGGATTAACTCAAGATGCAAATGGTTTAAGTATAAGCTCTGGAGCATTAGAAAATGCTATGTTAGGATCTATGCCAGCTAATACAATTAAAGTTAGAGATGCAGGAACAGATGGAGTTTTGTCAGATAAAGTTTTAACAGATACTGAAATTTTAATTAATAACGGAGCAGGATTTACTGCAGCATCATTATCAGGCGATGTTACTATGACAAATACTGGTGCTGTTACGATTGAATCTGATGTTGTAACTTATGATAAAATGCAAGACATTGTAACTGCAAACAGAGTGCTTGGAAGTTCAACCGCAAATGGAATTATAACAGAAACTCAAGTGCAAACTGGAATGATTGCAGATGACGCTATTACTACTGTTAAAATTCTAGATGATAATGTTACATATGCTAAAATTCAAGATGCAGGCGCCAATTCAATTCTAGTTAGAGACGGAGCTGCAGCTGGAGATATATCAGCAAAAACTTTAACAGATACTCAAATTTTAATTAATAACGGAGCAGGATTTACGGCTGCAACATTATCAGGCGATGTTACGATGACTAATGCCGGAGTAATAACAGTTGATCCATCGTTAGTCGGGTCTGTGAGATTAGGTGGAACAGCTCCAACTTCACCTTCAAACGGTCATGCTTGGTTTGACGATGTGACATCTGGCGAAATGTTTGTATATAGTGATAGTGCATCAAATTGGATACAGGTCACAGGGTCGATTACTTCTTTTTCAGCTATAAGTGGAACACCTCCAACTGCGCCTTTAGATGGTACTTTTTGGTTTGATGATGTAACAGACGGAGAACTGTTCATTTATAGTGACAGCGCGTCAAATTGGATACAAGTTACTGGATCAATCACTTCTTTTTCAACAATAGACGCCACGCCTCCAGCTGCACCTTTAAATGGTACTTTTTGGTTTGATGACAGCGCAACTGGAGAACTGTTTATTTATAGTAATGAGGCATCAAATTGGGTACAAGTTACTGGCGTAGTCGCTAATGTAGCATTCTCAGATTTAACAAGTACTCCAACTACTTTAGCTGGCTACGGAATTACAGATGCACCGTCGGTATTAACTGACCTAAGTATTACTGATGGAACAAGCGGACAAGTACTAACAACGGATGGTAGTGCTGGATTTACATTTACATCTGCATCAAGTAGTACAACCTTTAATGCCATTGGAACTTATTGTTTGGGGTTCTATACCGGACTTGGCATTCACAATGGAGGTGCTACTTTCTCAGGAAGTTCAATTGCTACTGCTAATACTTATGCCGGTGGAAGTGGCTGGAGTGGATCTAGTACTTCTACTTTATCAGGAACTTGGCGCCTTATGGGAAACATAGGCTATTATAATCAAGGTACCACTGCAAGTAACGCAAACGTATCTGGCAGTTTATTTGTGAGGATTTCATAATGCCATATCCATTAAACCCGACAACTGGTGACGAATATATTTTAGGATCAAAAACTTGGAAATACAACGGTTCGCGCTGGGTAAAATTAGGACTTTCACAAACTGTACATGCAGATACAGCATTCTCCGAATTAACGAGTACTCCAACAACAATAGCAGGTTATGGAATTACTGATGCACTGGCATTGGGTACAACTGGTACAACAGCCTTAGCAGGTAATTCAGTATTAACTGACCTAAGTATTACTGATGGAACAAGTGGACAAGTACTAACAACAGACGGTAGTGGTGGATTTACATTTGCATCTGCATCAAGTAGTACAACTCTAGGAGGCGTTGGCACATATGCCTTTCTAATGCGAACATCAACAGCACAAGGTAGCTACATAAATGTCGGATCGACATACTCTGGTAGTTCGTTGACATACGCTGGTGTATCTAGGTCTGCGGGTAATAATATAATCATCTCTCCGAGTGGAACACCGAGTGGTACATGGCAAGCAATGGGCCACGTTGGCGGTGCATTCGGCGGCTTTAATCAAAGAGCAACTTTATTTGTGAGGATCTCATAATGACTATTACAATTACACAAGTGCGTAATGCACAATCACTTAACGCAGACAACACTCAAATGGATGTAGAAATTAATCATCCCGATTACGGTTGGATACCTTACACTTTGGACCCTAACGACACTGATACGACTATCGATAACAATGCTGTAATGTCTTTGATAAGCACAAACTTTACAGCTTATGTAGCACCTACTCAAGCAGAGTTAGACACAGAACTTGAAGCAAATCTAAGAAGTCAACGTGATCAGAAGTTAGTAGAAGAATTGGACCCTATAGTAACTAACCCTTTACGTTGGGCAGAACTTACATCTGATAAGCAAACAGAGTGGACACAATATAGAACTGACTTATTAAATGTACCACAACAGTCAGGGTTTCCAACAAATGTAACTTGGCCAGAGAAACCTGTATAAGATATATAATCAGGAGAAACAGAAATGGCATATCCAACAAAC